GCATATTTTTGTACTGCCTTACGCTTACATCTTGGTAGCCTTCAGGTACTACGAGTTTTCTAGTTTCCGTCATGTTATAAAGTATTTACCTGTTTTCCTTAGAATCTTATTTAGACAAACATAGCGTACCGCATCTATTAAATGGTTGTACGAATCGACTGGGGTAGCTAGCATCTTTCCGTTCTTGTCTGTTTTCCATTTGTAGTTCCTAAATTCCTTTTGAGCGTTTAGGCTATCGTCCTTTACAAATAGCTTGTGTCTACGCATCGTATCTATACCCACCCTTATGCTGTCAGCTCCCTTTCTAGCCCCTTTGATATTAAAGTTAAGTCTATGTATAGTCTCTATACTTTTAGGCTCTGCTGAGTCCGCTATAATCTCATCGTGTCTAGTCACTCCATATTCAGTTAGCCTCTCTGCTATGTCGCTATTGGTTAGACCCCCTTGATAGATTAACTCCTCTATGTAAATCTCATTGTCGTGCAGGTAGACTTTAGCTAAAGCGGTTGGGTCGTTGCTGAATCCAAAATCTAAGCCATAAGCTACGAGCTTTGCGTGTTCTGGTAGCTCTGTGTATATGCTAGTCTCAAATATCGTTTCCCTACTCTTACCCCTTATTCCTAATCCGTAAACCCTCCAGTAGTTTTCGTCTGTTTCCTTGAGCCGTTCAATCTCCTTAATCGTCTCATCTCCTAAGAAGGGGTTGTCTTTGTATGTACTCCTGTAGAAGTTAGAATCCTCTCTAGGTATAACCTCGTCGTAAATCCAATGGTATTCGTCTGACGGGTTGTAGTCTAAAATCATACGCTCAGAAGTCCTCAGTATTAATTGTCTGAAGTCCTCTAAAGTGAGTTCGTTGCACTCGTTTATAAAACAAATTTCTCTCTTAGCTCCACGAATTTTGGAGGGCTGGTCGATTGAAATAAACTCCCATCTTGTACCCCATAGGTCGTAGGTGTTTTCTGTCTTATTGTGATACACCTCGCTATACCAATTTTCTGACTTGAGGATAAATATGAAGTCCCTAAGTACACTAGCCCTAAGACTTGGAAAAGACTTACGTACTACTGTAATCGTGTAACCTGAGTTGCTATTGTTTAAGCACCACTCTACCAGAAGTAAAATTATCGAGTAGGTTTTTCCACTACGAGTTCCCCCTTGAAAAATTGCTACCCTCTTCTTACAGGCTTTGAGGTCGTAGTATGTTTTAGGCTGTGGTAACATCTACCATACAGAAGCTATAACGCCAAATAAAGAGAAGGCTATACAAATAGCGTTGTTACTGTCTATCTGGTCGTACTGCTTAATCTTATAAATTAGGTCAGCAGTACACAGTATAAACACCACCCCAAAGCAAAATCCTTGTATCATATATCGTTGAAATATATTGGTGAGTTTTCTGTTTCTAGGAGTGGAAGCCTTACCTCTAGCTCAAACGCTTTGAAGGCTCCGTTTCTATCTACGTCTTTATCCTTCATAATCTTGACAATAATTTTAGATAGGCTGTAAATTGCTCTAGGTTTAGCTTCGTGTGATACCCCTAAAATAGAGTCTGAAAATCCTGTGAGCTGGAGTACGTTGTATTCCTTCTGCTCTGTAAATTCTACGTCGTCTATGTTATCCATCTATCGAGTCCTTTTGGTCTTCACGTTCTATTACATCACTAAACCAACTTGGTTCGGTTCTAGGCTCGTTTACCGTTATCTGCGTCTCTGTCTGTTTAGGTATAATGTAAGGTAAATACGTAGCTAGTATTTTTAGATACTCCTTTCCATTTGACTCACGTAGTAAATCGAACTCCTCCTCTACGTATTGTATCTGTCCGTCCAGAAGACTTAGCAGTAATTCTCTAGCTGCTTCTGTCGTTTTGTTCTTGAGTCCTTTCGGCTTCCCTTTAAGGTTTCCTGACTCTCCTTTTTTATATGCCATCTGACTGTATTTGACTGATATTATCAGTCGTTAATCTGTTAAACCGCATCTAACAGACTTAATTGGTTTCCGATATTATTCTCCATGAGTTTGTACTCAGAGACTTTCGTTGTTGAACCAAACCTATTTGGTACTTCTACTGTTTTAGTCTCGAAGTAGTACCCCTCTTCTTTGAGGTTAAATATAGAAGCTGAGAGTCTGGTGTTACCTAAATCTCTTATTGCTTCTAGTGAGGTTATTGTGCTGTGGGTACGTAGGTAATCTAGTAGCCTGCTTGTGTGGGTTTGTTTACTCATATTGTATTTTGTTTTTTTAGTTCGTTCTCGTATTTCGCGGTTGCTAAGGTATATTTTTTTAAGGCATCCTCGTATCTTCCCTTTCCTTGTGAGTCATAAAACGCTGCGTCTATATCTGAGTGAGCGTTGTACATTAATCTTTTCAGTTTACTTAACTTCCTAGATTGTTTACTCATCTTCTAGTTTGTTTTTAAAGTGTTGTATTATCTCTTCCGTCTTTTGCTTGTAAAATTTCTTAAACTCTCCCTCTTCCCCTTCCTGTTTCCATAAGACAAATAACACACTCCTTAACCTTTGGGACTGTGATTTTGGTTCGTCGTATAAATCTAGGTCTATGTTATCTAGCTCCTCTATTTCGTCTGGGTTCATGTTCTCTTCCCCTCTGAAATATAGTATTCCAAATTGGTGGAGCATCTCGTCTATTTTCATTACTTCGACTGAAGTTTTCTCTTGGGTAATAAACCTCATAGAAACCGTCCTATCCTTCCTTCTGGAGAAGCCGTCAAAGTATGCTGCGAAAACTACCTTACTCATCACATGAGGCTTCGTAGGCTTTTTCTATTTGCTTCATGTATTCCAGCATACAAGAACCGCATCGTGTTTTCTTTTTACGTTGTGAAAATACCCTCTCGTAAACGTCCACTACCAATTGCATCTCACCATCGTATAATCGGTTGCGAGTCATAGCAGGTTTTAGAGTGTCTTTAAAAATCTTCTGGTCTGCTTCGGTCATAGGTTTCGCGTAAGGAAAACGTTTGTTTAGCCACTCCTTGCGTTTCCCACATCCACAGTCTTCTCCTGCTACGGCTTCTACTATTGCTTTCACTCCAGTCACTTTAGCTATCTTCTCTATCGAGTCCCCTATACCCTTTGACTTTTTCTTTGACTTCTTCTTGGGCTTTTTTGAGGGCGAGGTAGAGGGTGCTTTTTGAGATTCCTGTGGCATTAGATAATGATTTTAGTGAATGACTGTGTAGGTAATATATGCGAAATATCTCTGCATTAAACCAATCCATGTCTTGCAAGATAGTGTTAATGTATTGAATAGTCTCTGTTGTATCGTATTCGTTATCAACAACATCATCAACAACTCTCAGTAGAGAGGTGGGGTAATTGACTATTTTTTCGTTGTATTTTTTATACTTGTAATAGAATCTAGTTGTACTGCTGAAGCCGCAAATTGCCATAGTTCGGCAAATGTATTTCATTAGCTCACCATCTTCACACATCTTCTCCAGCTTGGGTCGTGGCTCTTCTAAATAATATATGGCTAGGTCGTGAAGTAAGTCTCCACCATATCCAGAAACATAACGTTTTGAAACTCTTAGGAGTTCGTCGTAGTTATCCTCAAAGAATTTGTTAAGGCAACTCATTAAACTTTCGCGTAAAGTGTTCTCTCATTTCTATGTATTCCTGTGTAGAAAACTTGCGTGTTTTGTTACTCATAATCTCAACCTTTTCTGCTGTACCCTTTCCGAACACTTCGTCTAAGCGTTTGCTGTAGAGATATTGTTCACCCCCTCTCATATTGCAACGCTTACATTGTGGCATGACATTTACCATACCATGTTCAGGTTCGTACAACCATCTTGTGCTATGCTTCGACCTGCTTTGAAAGTGACCGCAATCTGTTTCGTACTTCCAATCTTTTTTCGCCCCACAAGTAAAACAGTTTACAAAACCATTTTCGTCTGCGTTGCTTTTACGCACGTACTTACTTAGGGCATCGTCTAGTTTCTTTTTTTCTCGCTTTCGCACATCGTAAGGTAATAAAAAAAAGGAGAGGCTAATGCCCCTCCCTTTAAATAAACAAACACACTTATCCACAATGCCACACCTGACATTATGGACGAGGTAAAGATAGGTTAGTTGTCTCCATTAGGAGAATCCATCTTATTTTTTAACCTAGCTCCAGCCCTGTCGAAATCTCTATCGGGTGTCGGTTCATTGAGTACGTCCTTTAGAAATTCACCTAGCGGCTTGTAATCCTTTGAACGTTCTATAGGCTGGAATGTTTCTGACTTACGTTTCTTATGCAAAGTCTCCATTACTTCAGCTCGCACTTCGCCTTCGTATTTTCTTAGGCAGTCTAAAATCTCTGCTGTTTTGAGCCTTTCAAATAGCTTACCAAATTTCCCTTGCCTAATCATAACGAAACAAATTCGTATCTCCTCCAGCTTTAAAGTTGGGTGTTCCTCTAAAATACTCCTACAGCAGAATTGTAACTCTTCGTCTGTAGACAGCGTTTTATTTGCATCCACTTCTTTTATTAGCCTACCCACCTCTGCCATAATCCAACCCCTAACAACTTGTGGGTTGTGCTTTACGGCTGTTTGAATATTCGTCCCATGCTCCCAAGCCTCTGTCGGTTTGACTAAGGTTTTGCTATCCGTTATTAACGAAATCGTTAAGGGCTTCAGGTGAGAAGTTGTCTGTATTAAATCCTTTTTTTCCATTGTGTGTATTTTGTTTATTTCTACGTTTCCATTGTCTCGCGCAAGCCTTCCAGTCTTTAATTGAATTACCGCCTTTGACTTTCCATCCTACCGAATCGTACCAATCTACGAATTTTTGGGCTTCTTCCAATAACATTCCTAAACCTTTGAAGTAGTCTAAAACCTCATCAAAATTGTTAGGCCTCCCTTTAATTGGTTTAGGTAGTTGGTTAAGGTCACTGGTTATAGTATGCCTCACCTGAGTGAGGGCACGAACCTCACTGGAGTGAGGGCACGAACCACAGCTGAGTGAGGTAGGTAACCTCAGTAGCCTGCGGTTGCCCCCATTTATAAATGTACGGTTTCTTACTAGCTTTTTACTTTCTACTAAGTTACGTATAGCTTTTTCTATTCCACTCTCAGAAATGCCTATCAGTCCTGCTAAATGCTCGTTGCTCACAAAGCAGTCTAAATTGTTCTTTGAGAATGAATCTACCTCTATCAAAATAATCTTCTGCGTCCAAGTTAGGTTCGTATCCAAATACAAGTCTGCTGGAATCCATACACCTTTGAAGTTTCTACCCATAGAAAAAATTAATTAGAAGTATAATTCCTAAAGCTACGACTAATACGGTAAACCTTTTATTAAGGGTAGAGGATGGTTCGCTTAACATTTATCCTGTATAGCTTGTACGTCGTCACAACGTTGCTTTATCATTTCTATCATATCACCCATAGGTTCGTTAGAAAACTTCTGGAGTTCTGGTAGATACATATAGAACTTTTTAGGGTTAGAATTATACCATCTATTTATAGTATTCTTACTCAATCCTAAAGCATCGTTTAACCTTTCGTGTGTTTTAAAATGTATCTTTATGAACGCTCCCATTGACTTCATCACTAAGTTGTTTTAGAGTTAATAATATTTCTTTTGCATAACGCTTTACTCTGTTGAAGTACGCTTCGGTAGGTTCGAAGTCTAAACTCCCTACGGAGTTAATTGCGTTTTCTATAGCCCATTTTATCTCTGCATTTGTGACAGGCATATAATCTGTCTCGTAAATGTAGGGGTTTTTTTCCTGTGCTTTTACAGCCTCTTCTGACATTTTACTCATGGTTAGAATGGTAGGTCGTTTGTAGTAGGTTCTGGTAGCTCCACCTCCTTTGCTGCTTCTGCTCTATTCATGTCTTCGTTACTCCATCGGGTAGAGGATGAAGCTATAGGCTCGTTGTAAGGCGTTTTAACTATACTGTCGCGCCTGTTTAGAAGCTCCCTAGCCATAGACTCCACAGCGTTTAAGTAAGGCTCTCTATCACCCTTTAAAATGCCTAGAGCTAAAATAGACGAATTGATAGCCCAAGACGCTTCTATTCTTTTTATGTCCTCAGACCTATTTGTGGGTTGCGACTGAGCCGTACCTTGAAATGGAGGGCTAGTGCTGACCTTTAATCGGGGCGTACCCTTTGGGCTTTGTCCCTTTACCTCATACCAAACATTGTCTCCTACTTTGTATGGTGGTGTCTCGCTTATCGAGTTACACTCCCCAGCTACACCGTCTGAGAGCTGTACGTGGAAGGCGTACATAAGTTTTCCTTGATTTGTATTCCAAGTTCCGTTGCCTTGCAGGCTGCTTAAATTTGCTTGTTTCATGTTATTTATTTATTAATTATTTTATAATTGCAGGACACCCCGATTGAGCATCCTGCAACCCTATTAGTATCTTAACCCTACCTTCACTTTTCTTCGGTAGTTGTAAATTTCTTCTATTAACGAAATGTACTGCGTCGTATTTGAACAATCGACAAGGGCAGTAGGTTGAGTCTTTAACTTCTGCAATAACTCGGTAAATTCAAAGTTGTCATTTTTGAATAGCTGGAGCATAGCCAAGACAAAACTTCTGCGTTTATTACCATCGTAATATTGTCCTAATATTTCAATCTTTTCTGCAAGTCTACAAGACTTTTCAAAGTTCTTAATGATAAAGTTTCCCTTATAGAACTCCTTGATTTGACTAGTTCCTGCATTGCTTGTCGTTTCACTAAGTATTGCCATACACAGATTATGCCCCAGTCTATAGCGGTCTTTAAAAATCGCATAGTTTAAATAATGGGGGTAGTTCAGGTTGCAGTAGGCTTCTAAATAATCGTCCGAGTTCCAATTTTTAGCATTTTGGTTTAAGAGGTGAACTTCGTTTAAACCATATCCGTCGCAAATAATATAGTGCATCGGAAAGTTTAGCTCTCTGATAACCTCGAACCTATGTTGTCCGTCTATTATCTCGTACTTCTCATTTACTATGATAACGGTAAAAAGATAATTTTCCGTCATCGAATCCCTCAGCCTATTAATATGCATGAGGTTTTTGTTTCGGTTTCCTTCTATGGACTTAAAAAGGAAGTAGTCCGTCGTCGTGTGAACTTGGTGGGTTTGTTTCACCATTGGTTCTTTGGTATTATTAAACATTTGATTATGGGTTTTATGACTCCTCCCAGAAGTTTTATTTATTTGTATAGTGAATTTCCTTGTTTGTCAAATAAAGACTTGCATTTTATTTCTAAGGGTCTACCCGATTTGGGTAAGTCGTTTCCGTAGTAAGTCCCTAAATATCTTTCTTTATCTTTTTTAGTTTTGAAAACCTCATTGTTTCTCTTAGAATCTAAAAGGTCGTCTACGTCCTCACCCTGTAAACAGTATTGTATCATTTGGTGATACCTACAGCCTACACTACCCCAGTATGTTATGTCTTCAATTTCGCTCACATACTTCCCTCTATTGCAATAGTAGTATATAAACCCAACCTCACTAGCCCACCCCACAAAATTACCATCTACTCTAGCGGTCAGTTTTTTATTATACGTCTTGGCTAAATCTATGTCGGTAAGTCCTGCGGAGCTTAGTACCCCTCCGCTTAAATCTAACCCCTCCGCTTTAGTTACGACGTACTCTGCTCCGAAATACTCTCTGTTACTTTCACTCATTTCGTTCTTGCTTTAATTATTGATTGCCTAAATTGTTCTATTACCCTCCTTTCGTCAGCATCTAAAACCTGCTGACTTAACCACCGCCTCCACTCGTTGTAATCTTTGATAGGTTCTTCTGGGTAAGTTGTTTTCATATTAGTGAGTTAAAGGGGCTGTATGTTGAATGTAGTCGTGTTGAAATTTTACAGGTACTACAGTCCATATTTCTATTTGACCCTTTAAGTACCTCTTGTTAGCAGAGGCTTCCGCTTGCTCCTTGCTTCGGAACTTAGCTGTTTTACCCCCTGCTGCTTTTACAGAGTTTAAAGTCCGTAAATTGATAACGATAAATAAATTGGTGTGTTTCATTGTGTGTTTGTTTGATACAAATATAGGGTATTTAATCTAATAAACCTAATTACCCTTACTTGTATGCAAGTTTGTACAAGTTACCCCCTTGTGTTCAATAAGAGTACAGAAAGTGTACACGACTGATACATTTGTACCATTAGTGAATGAAATCACCTAATAGCATGACTGGAGGTGAACCGAATGAACATCGTAATCGGTTCAATAAGTACCTTCGTTGAAAATACGGGGGTAATGCCTACCTGTAAAAAGGGCATGAAAAAAGGGCAACCCTAAAGCTGCCCCTTCTAATTTAACGATTTATGACTCTTGAATAGCTACAGGGTTTCTGTTTCCCTATTCTCGTTAAAATGTTATTACTTTCTTCTACTCTTACCAAATACTACTGCTTGAAGTATTCGCTTTATAATATTTAAAATCTTGTCGTCTTTAGTCGTTTCAGTTAAAGCTGTGTACGTACTCAAGAAAGTTGTTAGGGCAAGTAATATCTCTACCCAGTTAGCTGTTAAAAATTCCATGTTGTTATTTTATTAAAAATTTATATTTTTGCTGAACGTCAAATGACGGACAGGCTTTGTTAGAAAATTCGTTGTGACCATGTAGGTCTAGTTTACCAAATGTAACGCTTAATGCTTCAAACAGCCGCATGAAAGATATGTCTTGGTATAAAGACATAGTGTCTTTAGGTTCTCCATTCTCGTCTAATCCTCCTACGTAGGCAATTCCTATGCTGGATTTGTTCGCGCCTTTAGTATGCGCTCCCTGCGTAAATACATTACGTCCTAACGCTATGTCTCCATTGAGTAGAATTACATAGTGGTAGCCAATATCTGAGAAGTTCCTTTCTACGACGTGCCAGCCCCTTATTGTTTCTAAGGAAACGTCTTGACCCTCCCTAGTAGCTGTGCAATGTAGTATGACAGAATTAATATCTCTCACTTCCTATTTTTCCTGTGGGTAATAATACCCTCTATGTTTAACCAAATAAGAGTTATAGCTCCTATAATTCCCAGCGTTAAAGTTAGATTTTCGCTAACCATTCCGTAAGCCCAGCCAGTCCATAAAAAATTGATGCTTAAAAGTTTTCCGTTTTCCATTATGCGTCTACCATTGTGTATGTGAAATATACATCCATAGTCCACCCTCCGAGAAAATTATCAGTACACCAAATCTGAAAAGGTTGGTTAGTAATTGAGAAGGTCATTTTTTCGTTATTTCCTGCTGAATTATTAGCACCAAAACAAGCAGTTATCGTACCACTTGTAACTCCATTCATCCAATCCCTTGCTTCGCCCCAACGGTCAGCCGTTTGAGACTGTAAAGCTTGCCACCCCATCCTTAAATCATCGCTCGAGCTTTCGTCAGTACCACCGTGTGCCGCTACACATATAACACTAATCGGCATTATAATTTTATCTACTTCCGCACCCTTTAAAGTGATAGGTAAAGTATCATACTTCATGTTTAATACATCGGTATTTGTTAAAGTAACCTTTTTCGTTAACGTTCCCAATTTACCCGTTAGGTTATCATACGTTATCTTCTTACTTGTCCCTGCGGCTCCTCCCGAAAGGTCGTCTACATCGACTAAGGTTAAATAATCTCCTGCGTCTGCTACGCCTAAAGCGGCTAAGTCTGTTAATTTCGTGGACATTTTTCTATGTACGCTCTAAGTCGAGCATGGTTTTTAAGCGTTAAAATATTTGATGCCGAGCGCACCTGCAAGGGCTTTGAGCTGGTTGTCGCTACTGATGTTCGGGTATAAGTTGAGTCCTCCAAAATAGTTTCTTTGTGATGGTGAAAGGTCTGAGCCTGTGTTTTGATTATATTGAGGCAAGGTAGCTGTATTGTTTCTAATAAAAGAAATCATGCGCTCCCTATAAAACATAGCTATTTCGTTTGACCTAGTAACTACTTCATTTATGTCTCCAATACTAGCAGGCGAGCCTTGCTCTGAAGTTGGAACGGTAACGGAGTTATTTGAGAAACGTAATCTGACTACGTAAGCTACTTCACAGAACGCAAATTGAACTAAAGCAGGCTGTATGTAATCATTTACTAAAGTAAGATAAGAACCCGTTAAAGGTGTCCCAGCTATTATCTGAGACTTTAGATAGTCGTCTAGCTCCGTTCCTAGAGCTGACAGAATCCATCTGTCTTGAGAGATATTTATGTATGGGGTTAGTAGGTTGTCGTCTACTGCTGAACCTAGTGCTGTATCTCTCTTGAGCTTACTAGCTGAAATGTATAATGTAGTTGCCATTAGTTTACTGCGTTAGGGTATTTAAGTGAGCCTCTATTCGGCATATCTATTGGGGCAACGGTTTCGTAACCCTCGTTTACTACGTAAGGGTTGTTTCCTACCCTATTCATAACCGCATCGAAGTCGCCTTGAATCTCTACGTTCTGGTCTTGGCTAAACTCTGCTATTTCTCCATCTGGAGCGTAGATAAATATATTTCTCTGGAAGGCGTGTCGGCAGAAGCAGCCGCCTTTATACTTTAAAATCGAGTACTCGTTATCCCCTGCTGGGGCAAATTGTCCGTTTACTCCGTCCTCTGACATATCGTTAATATCCTCGTAACGATACATAGCTCCTCCGCTAGACAAATCCATCATAGCTTCACAGAAATCTCTGCTTTTGTAGTTAGGGTTTTCTGGAGGTGTTTTAGCATTTTCGATATAGCTATACCTTACTGCGAAGAGGTAGCCTTTAGGGCTAATTACATCGTAGTCAGAGTCCATATCGTAGTCAGCATACTTATCTACATTATCGTAAGCAAAAGCTCTGTGCATCTTTTTAAAGGAGTGAAACCATTTGTCTTGCTCGGTATCTTCTGCGACCTCCGTTCTCCATAGCTGCCACCCTTCTTTCATGGTAGTCGCTTTGTCAGAAAGGTGCATAAGCCAAGCCTCTGAATCTTCTAAAGAAATCTTCTTTGTATCTTCTGAAAACATCATAGGTTTTACCTCTTCCTTTTCTGCACTCTCTTCTAGGAAATTAGCAGGTACAAGTTTCTTAAAGTGTAAAGGAATTGTTATAGAGCTTGCAGCTAGGATAGGTCGTAACCCATCTAAAAATAACTCCTGCATAGGTTTAATTACAGTACGGAAAAACAAGTCGTAGCCGTCTTTCATTTCGTCTGCGTTAGAACCAAACCCCCCACCTTCGGTACGTATTCCAAATAACAAAGGAGTAGTAACTCTGTGACCAGAAAGGATTTTTGTTTGTACCTCCCTAGAAAGGAAGTCGTAAGTCTTGTGAGCCTCCGATAAATTGAGAGGTTCTATAGTAGGGGCGTTTTCTTTACTGTCAGAAAAAGTCATTAGAATTTTCCCTGCGTTAGTAGCTCCACCAAACTTGTTATAGATAAGCCTTTCTAGCTCTGCTCTCTCCTGCTCTGTAGGAACTCCGTCAGAGAAATTAATCATACAGCTAGGAAATAACCCGTTAGTTATATTTGACTGGTGATACGCAGCTAAGTCGCTATCTACCTGTATGTATGGGGTAGAACTCAAGTAGTCTGGGAGTCCGTATGCGTAGCTCAGAGGGCTGTATAGCTTTATATGGAGTAGTTGGCTGGCTGCCGTCCTATCCGCTACGTTAAAGGCTGGAATAGGCTGTGGTTCTTTATTTGAATACCAGTCTACAGAATGATAGTATAAAGGAAATTTGTCCTCATCGTCTGGCACTCCGCAGCGAATAGTAGAAGCAGGAATATGGTGTACCTCTGAAATCGTAGAACGGTCTTGACTCCAAATAATATTTAGATAGCATTGACCGTATAGCTTTAAATCAAAAGTCGCCCTGCGTAAGCAGTCTCCACTTCCAAATATTTGCTTTACCTTTAGCCATTGCTCTATCTGTAAATCTTTATCTACAGAGTCTAAACCCTCTCCATAAATCATTTCTGCGCAGCCTTTTACTACTGCTCCATTTATAGAACTAGAGGCGAATAAAGACTCTAGGTAGTGAGGGTAGTGGTTATCCACCCCCATCTCAATAAATTTCTTATTGTTCGACTCAGTAAATTGAGGCGTATTCGTGCTTTGGTAATTTAATACCGATAGTTTTTGTTTCATTATGGTATGTAAACGTGGTCAGGGTTATCGTCTCCTGTGGTGTATGCTTTGTATTCGCTTTCGCTTAGTGGTGGTGTTCCTGTCGTAATATACGCAAGAGTATTTGCATAAGTACCTGAATCACCTGTAAATTTTATCATGTACATTCCTTCAATTAGGTCTATAGGTTGGTATGCGAACTCTGTGTAACGACCATTATATGTAATTGGCGTTAGGTCAACCGTAGTTACTTTTTCTGTGAGTTGGTTTGTCAGGGTAAGTTTTACATCACCAGTATCTTTTAGTCTTATCGAAAGGTTAGTCATAGAAAAGCTATTGTCCAGATTGCCGCCTACTGCATAAACCCCTAAACTTCCGTCACCTATAAAGTCCAAAATCTCCTCATCAACCGCAGCTTTATATGGAGTAGAGTTAAGGAGTAAACCTTTAGAACTATACCAATTTAACGCACCCTTTGTTATGGCTGGAATTTTAAACGTCA